TAGCGCATTTTGCCTATCTTTACAAGTTGCCTATCTTTTTCATCACAAGTTCATATTCCTTTGGGTATGCAATTTTTATTGCGCTCATGTGCCTGTCCAGTACCTCCATCAGCCCGCTGAACGGCACAGCGCTTGCAGCCTCTACAAATTCGCTCTGCGGTTCTTGCGGTCTTGTGGAATACTCCATCTGCATGACTGGTTCAGGCTTTGGAGCGGGGCTGTTTTCCCGGCTTTCCGCTTCGCTCAACTCATTTCGCACAGTGCACAGGGCGGCAAGCTTTTCCACGCTCTGCCAGTTCGTTTCTTCGCATTTCAGTTTGCGGATGTGCTCATTGATTTCCACGATGTCCATGCCTGCCGCCCCCCTTATCACATATTGTTCAGGATGTCCAGAGCACGCTTGTATGCGTCACGCTCTGCACCGGTTGCGTCCTGCATCATGTTCTCGATGTCAGAAATCATCCGCTCCCGGCCATCGCCGCGCGAGTAGTGACCGCGCACATAATGCCGCCCACGGTTTGCGTAGCTGTTGCCCCGGTTATAGTTTTCTGTACGTCCGTAGTTGCCGCGCATATCAGCTTCCCACTCACCAGCACGGCTATAATCGCCGTCCTCCAGCATCATGATCTTGTCGATATTTTTGATGGTGTCGGTCAGCTTATGTACGGTATCCAGAACGCGCTCGTTCAGGCCGTTCTTGGCATCGCGGTTGTACTCGTCCAGCTCCTCGCAGAGCATTTCACGCAGATCATAGAGATTCTTACTCATGCTATACTCCTTTCCTTATGCAACGCGCTCAACGATCAGATTGCTGTTTGCAATGCTGATTGCCTGCGTGCTAGTGTTTTTGAGCGCCACAGTAACGCAGCAGCCGCGCGGCACCTCGATGAAAGCGGCCACGAAAACGTTGAAGTAATTTTCGACTGCCGCCGGGGTGACGATTGCGGTTGCGCTGTTGAGCGCTTCGCCGCCGACAGCCAGCGCCACAGAGATAGCGCCCACAGTTCCACCGGTAGGGATGGCGATGTTGCCGCCAAAACTCACTTTGAACAGTGCCTTGCACTGGTTCGTAAGCCCACGCAGCGTCACATTGCCAGCACCTGCTCGGTGGTTGATGCAGTTCGACCCCTTGATAGCGGTTTCGGTCAAGGGAAGATTCTGACCGGCTGCCACGGTCTGGATCGTGGTAGAGGTAAATTCAGCCATTATTCGCTTCCTCCTTTTCTGCGCAGACCCCCGCTTTACTTGCGTAGATGTTTTTCAGAACATCCATGCAGGAAGCTGAAAAGTCCGGTCGTTCTGTGTCTATCAAAGTATGCAAAATAGAACTGTATAAACTCAGATCCGTCATGCTCATTTTGTTTTTGTCCATGTTGGCCAGATGGTCAACAAACTGCTGCTTCAAGTCTGTTACGGTCATTTGAATGCTCCTTTCATAATAAAAACGCCGGGACTACTGCCCCGGCGCTCTGGTTTGCAAAATCAGCTCAGGGGCTGAACAGGCTACAAATTGTAGTCAGTTGCCGTTATTCGGTTAGGCGCAACCGTTGCAGCCGCAACCAGTGCCGCAGTTACCGTACTGGTAAGGTGCAGGAACCGGGAATGCGGGCACGGGGCGCGGATTGTAGTAGGCCAGCTGACCGCTCATGTAGGCCTTGAGCGTTTCGTTCTGGGCTGCCTGAGATGTCGCAAGCTGTGCTAAGAACAGCTGCTGACCCTGCTCAGCAATCTTTGCGTCCTTTGCCTCGATGCGCTGTGCGGTCAGTGCGTCAAGGATGGCGCGGGCGTTCTGGTTCTGGTTGTCGATGATGTCCCGGGTGGTGTTCTGCACCGTGTTCCGGGTATCGCAGGACTGGGTGGCCAGATTGTAGTTGACGCCCTGAATGGCAGAGCGGTTCTCGCAGCAGCACTCCTGCTGCTGCATCTGCATGGCAAACAGCTGCTGCATGAACGCCGCCTGCTGGTTTGCGCGGCTGATCTCTGCGGACATAAAGCCGTTGCTCACGGTCTGCTGCACGCCGTTGACAAGCTGCGCCTGCCGGTAGAAGCCATCACACATGCCGTTGTTGATACCATCCATCTTGCGCTCGATGTTGGCAAAATCGGAAGTCAGGACGTAGCCGTCAACGACACCGGCACCGGTGTTGCCATTGCCGCCCCAGTTGCCGCCCCAGCCGCCGCAGAAGGCGAACAGGAAAAGAATGATGATCCACCATGCGCCATCATTGCCAAAGCCAAAGCCGTTGCCGCCGTTGGTGTTTGCGGGCTGAACAGGCATGGTCAGAACCGCAGAATCGGAAGAAAGAGACATTTTTGTACTCCTTTCGTGTGTTTTGAATGATTTTTATGCTTGAACCGTGGCCACGGTTACGACTTAATGGAGGAACTGCTGAAACTGCTGCGCCATCGCCTGCAGCTGGTTCAGCTGGTTTTGTGACATTTTGCCGGATTGCAGCAGCTTTTGCACTTCTGCTTTCGGGTCACCTTGAAAGTTTGCACGGAACTGCTGGAACTGCTGCATCATCTGCCCGAACTGCCCCATCGGGTTTGGCATGGCGGGCATACCGCCGCCCAGCGCGTTAAAAAGAGGGTTTGCCATACTTATTTGACCTCCGTTTCAGGTTTTGCAGTCTCTTGCTTCTCAAGCGCCGCACAGCGGGCTGCCAGCGCGTTAAACTCTGCCCGGGTGACAAACTCCACGCCGGGCTGCTGCGCCGTTTGTGGCGGCGTTTTTGCGGCTGTGGTGCGCTCCTTGTAGTCAAACACCCGGAGTGGAAGCGGCATACCGCTTGCATCGGTGCTTTTGATGTAAAACGCGCTGTTTTCACTGTCCATCAGAAGCACGCTGTTTCCAGCAGCAACCATATATGCCTTTGCGCCCTCCTCGCCTTGCACCCAGATGATGGACGGCGTGCCCTGCGTCTGCTGCGCCGATTGCCCCATCATGGGCTGCTGGTAGGCGTTCTGCCGCAGCTGTGCAAGCTGATCCGGCATTGCCTGCCCATAATAGCCGGGCTGGTATCCGTATGGAATGTATGGCATCGCTTAGTCCTCCTTGTACCAGTAATAAATCGGGCACTCTGCGCCACTGTCCCAGCTATCAATCCACTCGCCATTGACAACAGCCAGAACGTGGCCAGAGCAGCCAAGAACATAGATCCCGCGCGGGTACTCCCTTGCAAAATCCTCCACGGTGTAGCAGGTGGAGCAGTCTGCCTCGACAAGACGGCGCTTGAATCCGCGCTTTTGGAGGTACGCGCCCCATGTGCGGTTGGCGCTTGGCATGTCACCCAATGCGTAGCCCATCATGGAAAGCCCTACATACGCCTGCTCCCAGCTTTGCCCGGTGGCAGCTGCAACGGCTCGCACTGCACAGTCACCAACGCTGCTGCCGCGCGGGTTTGGGTTGAACTTGTGCCACATGAGCGCCCCTCCTTTTGCGGTTATCGTACCAGAATGCCACACCGGGAGAGACAACGAAGGTACAACGAAAGACAAATATAAACTGCTACAACTGCTACAAAATGGACAAAAAAATAAGGGAAAGTTTGGTGACTACGCCTGTATCACTTGTGGCAGCTTTGTGGTATAATAAGGATGTAAAGAAAAGCACAAAAACAACGCAGGAGGAACAAAAAATGGATATCTATGAGAAACTGAACGACCGATACGCAGAGCTTGCAACAGCAGGCTACGGTCTGGAAAAAAGCATCCGCAATAGCATTGTTGCTGAGTATCAGAGCCGCTGGGATGACGGCGAACGGTTTACCGGTCTCAGCGCAATGGAGATGATCCTCGGCGCAAAGAGAGAGGACGACACCGAGGAGGAGCTCGCCGCTTGCGTGGATGAGCTGGCAGACCGCATCAAGAACGCCCTGGTTGCCCAGTGGGCTAAGCAGTACGGCAGAAGCCAGATGGTCAGCGTGCTTAACGCCATCACCGATCTGGACGTGAACGCATCCGTTAATGTGTACGGCATGGTAGTAAGACTGCATGAGATCGTCCGGGCATGGAACAATACGCACCCGGACGAGGAGCCGATCTCCACCGCACCCAGCATCGAAATCTAAAAATGAAGGCTGCGCTATCTGGCCATACGGGCGTAAGGAGAAGCACCATGGAAAACACCACTATCCAAAATCTCGGCAAGCTGTATCGCTTGCTGGACGAAGCCTGCACCCCTGACCATGCAAATCAGGCAGACCTCAGCAACGCTACGCGATTTCCCGTGCGTGGCGTGATGATGAAAATCACGCTGGCGCACAAGCTCCACAAGATGACCCCGGAGCTGGACAACGCCTGCTCATACGTCCTGAAGGATGTTGACATCGAGGACATTGACAGCAGCTTTGCGCTCAAGGCATTGTCGATGCAGCAGCAGGGCGTGTTCCAGATCGGGTATATGTCGACCGATAAGACACTCGGCGTGTCAGCTGTCAAAATTAAGGCCGCTCGGGAAAACGCCGGTCTGACCATTCGTGCATTGTCGGAAAAGACTGGGCTGTCCACCGCAACTATCCAACACGCAGAAGCCGGAAAGCCTACCCGGATGACCACGCTCAAGAAAATTGCTGCGGCCTGTAACGTATCAGCAGAAGAGTTGCAAGGGTAAAAGAAAAGCGCCCACACGGAAAAATCCGCATGAGCGCTTAACTGTTAAGGGCTTCACATTGGAAGCAAAAATAAAATATCACGTTTTGACTTGCAAGACAAGAGTTTCGACAAAACTAGTGCGAATAAAACAAAATCCCCCACTTTGCCTACAAAGTGACCCACGTGGAACGCTGGGCTTTGGCAAAGCAGGGGATTTTTACTCGAAAAATTTTTCAATACTTTTTAGCCGGTAGGCTACCGCCGTCCGACTGTAATGTGTCTGTGCTGCAATGTCTGGCAGCGGGAGCCGCTCAACGTACCGCAGTAAGGCTATCTTACGGTCTACCCTCCCAAGCGGTGCGCTTTTGATGGCGGCGATCATCTGCTGTCGGTCAAGTCCTTGCAGCGCAGCGGGAAGCACCACACGAGCCGCCGCCACGGCCAACCCCGAGCCAGAAAGGCTGCGGCAACTGTCCGGCGTTGCGCACCATATTGTCAATGCTGGCGAAACGGTGACAAACCGTCACCAGTTCGTTGACATTGCCGATATGGTATGTTTTCGTGAGGCCACGAAAACGTGCACAGACCATTTTCGTGATGTCACGGAATTGCTCTTGTGCGGAGTACATTTTGTTAATGTCAACAAAATGCTCGTATGTAGTGCTTGCCATGATATCCTCCTTACTTCCCGATCGCGGGATTTTTCTCTGCCAGTGCTTTCTTCATCAGGCTGACGGCCTTTTCAATCACCGCGTCCAGCACCTCGTCCGTGATGATGGGCTTCATCCAGTCTGGCAGTGCGCCCCGCAGCATGGCAAAGACCTGCGCCTTTTTCTTGGCACCCTGTCCGCTGCCCATGATGCTGTCCTCGGCGATGGTCACAAGCTCCAGCGCCCATTCCTTGACGTACTGCTTGTAGCCCAGCCGGATGGCACCAACGGCCAGCGCGGCAAAGCCGATGAACATCAGTACCAGTGCGATGGGTGCGGGGATAAAGTTAAGCATTGCTTCCATGTTTTGTTACTCCTTCCATGAGGTAATTATCGATTTTTTCCTTGCTGGCCTGCATAGCGGGCACGTTGTTTCCGGTCAGCTGTGCTTCCAGCAGGGCACGAACGGCTTCAAGCGTCAGGCGGTTTACTTCGTCGATTTCCCCGAAGCGGGACAAATCGCGCCCAAGCGCCAAAGAATGTTGCGCATAGCCCGTTTCTAGCGTTTGCAAGCGTTTGTCCATCTCGTCAAGCCGCTTGTTCTGCGCATCGTCGGGGGCCTGCGCCTTTTTGATGTACTTGTGGATGATGTCCAGTACCTTATCAATCGTAATAGCAGCGGCGCACAGACTGCCCAGGATGCCCAGCACCCACAGCAAAGCTTCTTTTTCGGTCATTTGCCCTCCCGAAGACGGGTCAGACCCTTCTTTGCAATGATTTTGGCATAATCCTTGTAGGGCACAGACAAGTCCACGCCGGAAATCTTGCCCGGTATCGCGTCCACAACGCCGGGAATCCTGCCCTTGCTGGTGTACTGCCACAAGCCGAACGGCCAGCCCGGTTCAGGCTTTTTGCTGCGGTATGCAGCCACCCACACGTCATACGGCTTGAGCGCCGCCCCGGTCATGTACAGGTTATCGCGGCCAAAGTACAGACCAGTGTACAGCATGGCGTAAAAGCCCCAGCGCTCCACAGTGCCCAGCGCATGGGCGGCAATATCCGTCAGGGTCTGCTTGTCGAGCGGTGCTTGCACATAGGTATCCTCGATGTCCACCGCAACGGGCAGCTGCACCGTCTTGCCGGTCAACGCCTTGCGCAGCAGGGTAAGTTCTGCGTCAGCTTCTGCCGTGTTGACCGCCTTGCAGTAGTAGTACACGCCGCAGGGGATGCCAAGCCGCTGGCACTCGGTGTAGTTGCGCTCAAAGGTGGGGTCGATGTACGGCTTGCTGGGCGCGTCTTCCGCGCTGTTGCCAAGCGCCCGCAGCATCACGCCGGAGACAAGGCCGCTTGCCTTGACCTTGTCCCAGTTGATGTTGCCATTCCAGCGGGAAACGTCCATAATAGGTCTCATACTCTGCTCCTTAATACTTTTCGCCGGTGATTTCTTCATACTCCGCTGCCGTCAGGCGGTCGCGGGCTACCAGCATTTGCAGCATGGCTTTGCTCCACATCCCGCTGTCGTAGTTCTTCTTTGCCAAAAAGTAACCGTTGCTGTGATCACGCATGGGGCATTCCCTCCTGTTCTTCGTTGGTTTCCTCTATTGGCACACCTTCCAACAGGCAAAGGAACTCCACCTTTGCAACGGCGTTGGCAAGGTCTGCTGCGCGGTTTTCTTCTTCCTGCCGGGTCTTGATGCTTCCGGTGTTGTGAATAATTTCCATAGTATCCTCCTTAGCCTAACGTGGTCATTTCGCAAGCCGGGGCGCAGCGATACGCGTAGATCGCGCCCCAGTAGCCGACGGTGCCGCCGGAGTTCACGCAGAAGGCAAGGTAACCGCCGCCACGATTCGCAGAGCGCAGCCGCACATTGCGGCCCACAGTACGCTGTGCCAGATCGCGGGTGATGCGCAGCGGGTAGGTCTGCCACAGAGCCTGCGGGGTCTTTGCGCCGGTGCGCTCTTTCCAGTAAGGCCAGTAGCCGGTGCCCTCGCCAGACACCTGCGGCGAGCAGTAGATCTCCTGCAGCGAGGGCAGGAAAATCTTGTCATAGGTCACCACAGCGCTGCCGTCATCGGTGACGGTGTTGCCGTAGGTCACGACCTTCACGCGGGTCAGGGCAGCCTTGAAGTCATCAGAGAAGCCCGCAAGGAAGCCGGGCACGGTGTCCGCCTGATCGGGCTTCATATCCCATTCATCCTGCGGAGTCCACCACCCACCGGAAGCTGCATCGCTGTTGAGGTACTGGCGGTATGCGGATTTCCACCACCGGTTGTCGCCGTAGCCAACGGGGTACAGCCCGTTCAGGTTGCCGTTGGGTTTTGTGAGGAACGTGCCCAGATTGGTACCAGCTTCACCAGCAGAGACGCTGCAGGTCTCCAGCAGCTCAGACTTGTTCTGATCCTTATAGACGTAGACCTTCCAGTTGGCGGGTGCAACGTCCGGTGCATTGTAGAAGCCGGTCAGGCGTGCACCTGCGGGGGCGTTCTTAGTCATGGTAAACTGATAGACAGTGCCGGTTTTGACGTTGGTGCCCCAGTCCAGACCCATATTGACGTTATAAGTGCCAGCCACAAGACCAGCCTCCGGCACAACAAAAAATGCCTGATATGCGGAAAACTGCATATCCTCAAGATCGGCGTAGTGCATCTGCATGACCATTGCAGGCGCGGTGGTGCCGGTCTCGCCCTCGGCGATATCGTCCGTCTTTACCACGTCCCACGGGCAGTCGTAGACTTTGCCGTCCTTGCCGGTGTAGGTGTTGACAAGCTGGGTGCCGGTGGGGAAAACCGCCGGTGCGTTACCGGCAGCCACCACGGCCTTGATGCCGTTATAGTCCATCTCCTCCACCACGCCGGTCTGTGCCCGCGCGATCACGCCCAGCGAGCTGGACATACCCAGCAAGGCGGCGGTCATCTGGTCAAGCTTTTTGCCGTTTTCCTTGGCGGTCTGATCCAGATAGACCGGATCGGTTACCATAGTTTCAGCCATGTGTTTTGCTCCTTTCAGGATTTAACATATTTCATGCAGACTTTGCCGTCAACCACGACAAATCCGCAGGATTCGAGGGCGGATACGCGGGCAACGGTGTCGCTGTAGTCCTCCGGGATGGTGGCCAGCACGTCCTTGCCCTTCTTCTCCACGGCAGCGGTGGCAGCGCTCTGGGCGGCGCTTACTGCCTTGGTGGCGGTATCCTGTGCCGCCTGCACAGCCTTGGTGGCTGCGGTCTTAGTGTTGGTCACCGCCGTGACAGCCGCCGTCTTGGCGCTGCCGATGGCATCCAGCGCGTCACCCTTGGCGGTCTCTGCCGCCTTCTGGGCGTTCTCTGCGCGGGTCGCTGCGGTGCTTGCATCCGCTGCGGACTGGGCGGCAGCAAGCCTGCTGGCTTCCTGCTCTGCGATCCACTGCTGTTCGGTGCCCGTGTAGCCGTACTTGACGGCGATTGCATAGGCGCTGTACGGCCCAATGGCTATTTCTCTGCTCACTGATACACCACCTCCAAAACGCCTGCGCCGTTGTCGCGCAGGGTGATCTCGTCCGCTATGCTGTCGGCGATCACAAGGGACAGCGTGCCGCTGTTGTCGTGATCCTCCAGATACAGATAGCCTTTGCTCTCTGCGGTCTGGGCGGCAAGTGTTGCCTGCCGGGTAGCTTCCGCAGCACTCTCGCTGGCAGCCTGTGCCGATTGTCCGGCTGCACTCTCGCTGGATTCCGCCGCCGCAGCACTCCCGGCAGCGCTCTGGGCGCTGCGATCAGCAGCACCGGCAGAGGTGTCAGCGCTTGCAGCGGATGCAGCAGCGTCCTTGGCTGCCTGCACAGCAGAGGCAGAGGAGCCCTTGACGGCATCCACAAACTGCTGCCATGCGCCCGGCTCAGGGTCGGGCTCTGTGCCACCGGTGGTGCCGCTGTTGCTGCCCACCCTGTAAAGCACATCCGCGCTTGCGATCAGTTTGCCGCCGTCTGTGCCCTCAAAGGTGATACAGCCGTTGCCGGGCTTTGCCGTCACCAGCGCAGGCACGGTGACGATGCCGTCCACCACCAGCGATGCGGGAGGATCCGTGCCGCCGGGCGTGTGCCAAAAGGCACGGATCGCAAGACCAGACCACTCGCCACCAGCATCCACAAGGATGCGGTAGATGCCTGCGTTCTGGGCATAGCCCATGCGGAGCAGCTGCTCATATCCGCTTATACGGGCGTTGCCGCTGGATGCAAGCGAGACGTTCAAGTCGATCATACTTCAGCACCGCCTTCCGCGATGGCTACCGCAGTTTTTTTGTAGACGACGCAGAGCCTGCCGCTTGATACAGTCAATCCAAGCGCCTGCATAGAGCCGTCAAGCGCGGATACCTGTTCACCCAGCGCTTGCTCTGCCTGTTCCGCGCGGGTGGTTTCGGAGGTGATAGCGGTGTCCAAGCGCTGCTCCTCGCCCTTGGCGCGAGATGCTTCAGCGGCAATCCCGTCCGCGTTCGTTTGCTCTGCCGCCTTTGCCCGCTCCGTCTCCTCCGTGATTTTAGCGGATAGAGCGTTTTCGGCGGCTTGTGCGCGCTCTGCCTCTGCCGCGATGTTGTCAGCGTTGGACTTTTCCGCTGTTTTCGCGCGGGAAATCTCCGATGCAAGGTCATCCCTTACGCTTTGGATCATGTAACCGGTAGCCTTCGCATCCGCTGCCTTGCCGGAGAGGGAGAGGGTGGGGTCAATGGCTTTCTGGATGTTTTCACCCGCCGTGTTTGCGAACCGCTCCACATACTCGCCCATCTGGGCGAGATCCTCGCGCACCTCGGACGCCATGACAGCTTTTCGGATGCCGTCAATTACTTCTTTAAACGGTTTCATTGTCTGCCTCCATCGTTTGCAGCGCATAAGACTGCACATTAGATGCGTACCCTTTGAGCGTGCGGCTCAGGTCATACGCGGTGGTTGCTTTGCGGGCGCTGAGCGCCTGCAGGTCGGATATGCTGGAAAACTTTTTGCCGAAGGTGAACTCCTTCTTTGCGGGCTTGTCCAACGGCTCTACGAGCTTGTTGCAATTGATCCACACATCAATGCCGTGGGGCGCGGAAATAATGTGCGTCAGCTTTCCGAAAGCGATCCTGTCCACGTCCACGCCCGCGTCCTTCAGGTCTACGGCTTTCACCGTGATGCCGTCCGCAAGGCGCAGATGCTTGCCAAGCTCCATGTCTGCCTCGTCCTGCAGGGACTGCTGTGTGTTGGCCGTGCCGTCCAGCACCAGATACCGGGTGATAAGGCCGTACAGCTTCTGGGCGGTTTCATCGTTGGCAGTGGCGGTCAGGGTGTTGGTGGTCTCCCACAAAAACCAGCCGCTTTTTTTCTTGCCGATGGCGATTACCCGGGTGACGATATCCTCGGCCTTGACGTAGCTGGTCAGGTCAAGCAGGTTTGTGCCGAAGGTGATGCCCTGCACGTTGCGCTCGGTCGCGTCCTGTACATAGTCCAGATAGCGTGCTCTCTTGTTCAGACCGGGGAACAAGGGGGGATAATGAATCGTTTCGTGCCGGGTTGCCAGATAGCCGCCGTACACGTCCACAAGCTCGCTTTGCAAGATGTCCCACGTTTTGCCGTAGTTCTTACCATCGCCGAACTCGTGCAGCTCCTCCACAAGCTGCGGGGTGTAGTCTGCGGACTTTTCCCCGTTGACGTATACGTTGACCGTGCCGTCTTTTTCCGTTTTGATGCTGTACGTTGTGGATTCGGTGTCCTTTTTTGCCACCTTTATGGTGGCGTCAAACTTATAGGTCTCTATCGGCGTAGTGATGGACGGGGTAACAATGGTATGCTCTGCATCATAGGTCTTGCTGCCCTGAGAGATCGCGTTCCGGCGGAGGGTAAACTGGTTGTCTCCCGTGCGCCAGGCAAGGTACTCCTTTCCGGTTACGATCTCGTTCAGCGGCCAGTTTTGTGCTGGTGGGGTCTGCACGTCCTCATAGTCGGAGAAAATGTAGGAAAAACTCTCTTCAAGTCGGTTCCCGTTTTGGGAGTACAGACCCCATTCTTGGTAATAGTCGCCCTGCTCGTCCGGGCTGCTGGCGGCATAGTCCAGCTTCAGATAGCACTTTTCGGCTACCGGAACATACCGCTTTTGCTCCTCCACCGTGACGTTTCCGATGCGGAAGCTTTTATAGCTGTCGGTCAGGCTGGTGTGATTCTTGCAGAGAAAGTCCAGAAACTGCCGGATGGTCACATCCTTGGCGGTGTAGGGTGGTACATCGGTGTCGTTGAGGTAGGCAAGCTCGCCCTCACAGTACACCTTCTGCCGCAGCAGAAAATCCTGCTCATGGCTCATGACCCTGCCTTGCCAGATCTCCTTGCCGTCCTGCTCCACGGACACCACCGTTTTCAGCTTTTGCAGCGCGCTGTGCGCCACGTTGCCCAGCGGGATGGTAAATTCCAGATTTCCGGCCTTTCCAAATTCCCGGGTCAGGGTGGGGCTGATCAGCTTCGTGGTCTCCAACGCAGAGCCGGGCGCATAGATACAGACCCGGTTTTCCCAGCTGTCCACGCCGTTCTGCGTGCCGGCATAGATCTTGTAACTCATAGGCTTGCCCCCAGATACTTGATGGTGATGCTGCTTGCAGCAGTAGCGGTAAAGGTCATGGTGACGGTTTCACCATCCGGGATATCCAGCCCCTCCAGATACTGCCATTCGGTCGTTTTGGCAAGGCTGCCCGCATAGGCCTTGTTGACCTGCAACGACACATTTGCCTCGCTTTCGCCGCGCTGGAAATAGACAGCCGCGGTGTGCGGTGCGCCGTAGATGACCACATCCACCGGCGTATCGGCTGGCAGCGCAATGCTGCGGTAGTCCCGCAGGATGTCCGTTTCAAAGTTGATGTCGTCCCACCGGATATCCTGTGTGCCGTCGTAAACGTTGTACTTGTACGGATTGCAGCTGCCGGTGATGGTGACCGTAGCGGAGAGCCGCCCCGGCACGAACTTGACGTGCCACAGCCCCTCCCAGTACCACGATGGATCATCGTCAAACACGCATTGCAGCCACTTGCCCTCAAGGGCATTGTGCAGACGGCTTTGCAGTACCTTCCACAGCTTTTTCGGTGCGGGGCAAAGCAGTTCCATGGTAATAGTGCGTTTTTTGTAGTGCGCCTTGCCGTCCAGCGAGGTAGTAAGGTTGAGCAGCGTGTCAGATCCGGGTATCTGCACAAGGGTCTCGTCCGGTTCAGGCTCGCCGATGTTCGGGCTGCCCACCTTCATGTACAGCCCCCACGTTGCAAGGGTGTTGTAATTGCCCAGCTTTGCGCTGTGGATTGCCATTTAAACACCCCTTTCTGCCCGCAGGGTATACACGCCCATGCTGGTATCCATGTTGGTCGCAAGGCGCGGTGTGAGCATATCGGCAACCTTTTCGCCGTCCATGACAAGCTGTCCGGTGCCGATGTCCGGCAGATGCTCGTCCAGCATATCGCGGATCTGCTGCAAAATGCCCAGCTGTGCATCCGTGCCGGTGGTCTTTTCTATGTAGCGGTGCTGCATGGCTGCCCGGGTTGAAAACTCGGTCAGGCTGTCGTACACGTCATGCCCGGCAAAGGGGCTTTCGTAGTGGCTCACAGCCTGCCCGCCGCTGCTCTTGCCCTTGCCGAACTTTGCAAACAGTGCAGCGCCTAGCGCCGCCACACCGGCCACAATAGCGATGATCGCGGCAACCTCCGGGTTCGAGATGATCAGACCGCCAATCTTTGCGATCAGTCCGCCTGCGCCCTGCGCAAGCGTACCAAGACTGCCCATGCTCCCGGCAAGTTTTGCAATACCAGTGCCTGCGTTGGAGACAAAGGTGCCCATGCCGGTACCCATGGTGCCCAGCACGCCCATGATCTTGCTGCCAACGTTGGAAACGTTGATGCCCAGCTCCTGAAATACATTGCTCAAGCCCTTAACGTCCGTTGTAACGCCGTCTGCATCTGCTTTGATGCCGTTGGACATGATCTGCTTAAAAGCGTTGAACGCCTCGCTCAGACCGCCGCCGGAATACGCCTCGTTGATGGCTTCCAGCGCCTTGTTTGCCCAGTCGGACAGGACTTCGCGCTGCTCCTGTGACACCTCGCCCCACATCATGTTGACGATATCCAGACCAAGCGCCGCCCAGTCCTGATTTTTGAGGTCGGTGTACAGGTTTTTACCCAGCTTGAAGATCCCGCTGTTGAACTGCTGCTGTGCCTTGCTCAGGTTCTCCTCAATGCGTTTTTGGGTCGCCTTGATGCTCTTGTCGATGTTCTGCGCGGTCTCTGTTACCTTGTCCTGCACGCCGTCAACGTAGCTGATGACCTTGGTGTAGGTCTGCCGCACGCCGTCCACAATGCGCTCGCCGGTCTCGGTGGCGGTGGTCTTGATATGCTGGCTGCCGTCCGCGTAGGTTTCCACGGCCTGTTGCGTAGTGGTTGTGATGCCGTTGAAGGTCTTTTCTGCAATGGTGGTCAGGGTGCCAAGCAGGGTCTTGGACATATCGGCGTAGACCTTCTTGGTCGTTGTGCTTATCTTGCCGTTTGCGTCCGTAACTTTCTTGGTCACAAGCGTATAGGTGGTAGCAACGCCGTTGACCATCTCTTTGCCGGTCTCGGTAGTGGTCTCGGTCACGCGGTCTTTGATTTTGCCCGCTGCGTCCTTGACCTTCTCCTGCAGGGTCTCAACGCTTGTAGTCACCGCGCCCAGCGCGTTCTGTGCGGTGGTGGTTGCGGTGTGCGTCACGGACGCTATGACGGTTTCGGTTTTGGATTTTGCGCCGGCGCTCTTGCCGGAGGAACTGGAAGGACTTGTAACGATGGAGCTGCCGCCGCTTCCACTCGCGGCCGCTGCTTCTGCCTGACGCTCAGACCAACTTTTGTTGCTTACGCTTTTGCCGGAAAGAGCATTCTGCCGTAGCCGGTCCCTGTTGCTTTGCTTTTGCTTGTCTGACTTGTAGTCGTCGTAGTTGTCGTACCCTGCGTAAGCATTTTTTCCAAGTGCCTTGTTAAGATAGTAGCTTGCCTTATCCAGTGCACTAACAGCCGCGCTGCCAAGCTGCCCAAACTTTTTGATGATGGCACTGATTGGATTATCCAGCTCAAGAATTGCGTTCCCGAGACCCTTCCAGCCGTCCTCTTTGTAGGCTTCCTGTGCTGCGACAACCATGTCGTTCAGGTGGCCTATTACAACGCCGATGCCGGAGGAAAGGTCGCCGGTCATAAGTCCGGCCAGCTGGCTGACGTTATCCTTCAGGGTGGATATACGCCCGTTCATGGTCTGGCTCTGGGTGTCCATGGCGTTATAGTAACGCCCGCCCTCCTCGCTGGCGGCTATGAGCGCCTGCGAAAGAAGGTCGTAGCTGATGTTCATGCTCTGGACTTCCTGCACCGATTTGCCGGTGTAGTCTGCCAAGATCTGATAGATATTGATGCCCGCATAGGCAAACTGCTTGATGTCGATTGCTGCAGCCTTGCCCACGTTTGCAATCTGCTGCAGGTTTGCAGCCATGCGGGACAGTTCTGCGTTGCCGCCGCCTGTTGCGGAAACTGCATCACCCAGCGCATTGATGACCTTGCGGGAATACGCAGCATTTTCGCCTGCGCTGATAAGCAGCTGGTTTGCCTGCGTCAGCGATGCCACGTCAAACGGGGTGCGGGCTGCGTCCTCCTGAATGGCCTTCATGGCTTCCTGCGCGGCCTGTGCGCTGCCCAACATATTGGTAAAGCCGGTGGTGTACTTTTCTATCTGGGCATTGTATGAAATGCCCATCTCCACAAAGCCCTTTGCAAGGCCTACCGCTTTTGTCCCAAGCGATGTAAGCATATTTGCAAGGACAGTCGCTTTTGCGCTGGCTGCTGCAAACTGGCTTGCCATGCCCGAAACGCCGCTCCCGGCGGTGTTTGCGCTGCGGTTCAGCGAGTTTGCGGCGCTTTGCGTCTCTTTTTGGGCCTGCTCGATGCCCTGCTCATACTCAGAGGTATCAAGCCCCAAAGTGGCCATCAAATTGAAAATATTCAGGTCTCACCACCTCCGTTCTGCGCTGCGGCTTTTTTACTGTCTGCAAGCGTCTTTTCCCAGCACGCCTGCGCTTCTTCCAGCGTGGTCTCGTGTCGGCGCTGGGATAGCGGCTTGTCGTACTCTGCCATGATCTCGCTGAAGGACTGCTCCACCTGCTGCCCCAGCGATACAGCACAAAGAAAAAGCATATCAGCCGTGTACAGCTGGTATGCCTTTGTGCGGTGGCGTTCGCGCATCTCGCTAATGACGAACCAGACGAAATACTTTATTCCGTAGGCGCGGAGATGCTGGAGGTCGGCGCGGCAGAGGTAGTGCCAAAACTCAGGCCGTTCAAGTCGGCCAGCGATGACAAAAAATCCTGCATATCCTCCTGCATCACGGACTTGGTAAGCGCGGTGAACGCCTTGGGCAGGGTGTCTTTCTCGCCCTTTTCCAGCGTGTACAGCTGGTGCAGGGCGTTCATGGTGCGCTGCGGGTCAAGCTTCATCAGGGGCTTGATAAAGTCCAGCGCAGCCAGCGCAAACTCGCGCGGGGTCAGCTTCTTCTTGCCCTCTGCGGTTTCGGCAGGCTCTGCACCCAGCAGCTTCATGGCGTTGGCAACAATGGTCTCCCGGGCGGCTTTGGTCTCCGGGTTGTCCACGTTGTCCTTTGCGTCCATGATCATGTGGGTGATACCGTCCACCGCGTCATACAGTTTGGGCAGGGCTTCCACGGGGTCAAGATTGATGGTAAGGATCATATTACTCTGCCTCCTTGACGTAGAACTCCATAGGCACCTTGCTGGTGTCGGTCAAGTCGTAGTGACCCTTCAGGCTCAGGTTGATGTTGCCTTTGCCGTCCTTGGTGGTTTTCAGCTCAAGGCCGCCGTCGCTCACGGCCTTCATCAGCTTGACCGCAGCATAGCCGCCGCCGATCAGGTTGCCGTGCCACCAGATATCCTGGAAGTCCGCTTCCGTGTAGTCCTCTCGCACGGTGATCTTGTTGGTTTCCACGTCCGCAGCGCCCAGTTCAAGCTTGATGGTATCGGCGCTCACGGTCATGCAGGTGGTAGACATCCCGCAATCCCAACTGGTGATGTGCTTCAGCTGGTAGGTGTTCTCGGGCACCTCGTCCAGATCCTCGCCCAGGTCAACAGTGTTGGGCTTGCAGCTGACGGTGATGCCGCCGGAAGTCAGGCAGATCATATCCTCTGCAGCAATGGGGGTAGCGCCCGCCGGGTCAAACTTCTTGAGCAGCGCGCCAGCCTGAAACTGAAGCTTTTTGAAAGCATCTGCCGAAATGGCGTGATACATTTTGTTCATGCGTTATCCTTTCTCACACCACAAAAGATGTGACGTCAAAAGTAAGGTATGTGCACAGGTATTTTTCCGGCGGGTTATCCATAGACTGCGCCCACGGATTGCCTGCGCATAAAAGAATTGCGCCGCCCTCGCACTCGATGGTAAGCCCATCACCAAGGGCAGCGCGCATCTCGTCTGTTTTGCGGATGATGGGCAGCTTGCCGCCGTCCACCGGATACCACAGCCGTGCATGGAAGGTGCTGCTCTCGTCAAACCCCTTGGGGATGACAGGCAACACCGTGATATAGGGCAGGGAAGCGCCCTGTGGCACGAAATCCTCCGGGTATACCGGAATCTTGAACAGCGTAAAAAAGCTGTTCAGCGCCGTTGTAACGGCTTCTGCTGCGCCCATCAGGAAAGCACCACCTTTTTACACTGCACAACGGCAAGATTCATCTGGCTTTCGGCGGGCGAAATCTTGTCGCTGCTTGCTGTGGTCACCTCATAGGTCTGGCCGTCCTCCAGCCGTTTGATGCGGTCGAAGGGGGACAGCTTGATGCCCTTATCCACATAGAGGGAGTAGGTGGATGCCGTGCCCTGTTGCTCTGCCTGCTGCGCTTCTATGGTCTGGTCGTGGCGCTCTACGGCAAGGAACTCCATGCCGTCCTCCCATGTGGTGGTAGATCCAAACAGGCCGTCTGATACCAGCTTTTTTTCCATGAAGCAGAACTTCTTTGTGAAATTCTCCATCACGGTGAATTTGGTGAAATCGTTTACAGGCATTACAGTTTCCTCCATTGGTTGATCTCCCGGCGGTAGCGGGTGCAGCCGTCTGCGGGCAAGCCATCCGTGCCGGTGGCCATGGTGCCGCTCCATCCGTTGAAGGACTGGGAAACATAGCGCCCACCGCCGGGGTCGGCTGCATCGTAGTCGGTGATCTTCTGGGCAAGCGCCACAAAATCAGGAGGGACGCGCATAGGCTGTACCGTGCCGGTGAAGGTTTCCGGGGTAAGGTCTCCGTCTCCCGCCTTGTGCACGCCGTCGTTAAAGACAGATCCGCACACAAGGAAATACTGCCCGGCGGATACCCCGGCGGGGACAGTATCTGCCGTAAAGGTAAATTCCCCGGCGGTGGGGTCGTCGTACCGGTCAAAGAAGTTTCGCGTGTAAACGCACAGCTCTGGCACAGTCATGCGGGGTCACCTCCTTGCAGGTCAGGCCGATTCGACCGGGGTGATGGTCTGGACAGAGATGCCGTCCAGATACTCGGCAAACAGGGTCACGCCGGTGATGGCAAAGCTTTCGGACACGGCGGTGGTGTAGTTGCCCTGCGTATGGAAGCCAATCAGGTTGCTTGCCTCGCCTGCGGTGGTGTACACAAGACCAGCCTTGGCGTAGTCGCTGTCGGAGGGGTCAACGTAGTACATCACGATGTTGTCCACGGGGGTGGCAATGACCTTGCCCTTTGCGATCTCGCCATCGGACAGCAGGAAGATGGTGTTGTAGCCCATGAAGTCCTTGATGTACTGGAAGCCGTACTGGTTCTGGATGGTGATGTTTGCGGTGCCCAGATACTCGGCCACGTCCAGAACGTTTGCAAAGCCCACAACGCCGGTGACGGTGCGGTGCATATTCTTGAACTTGTTCTCCACGCTGCCCTTTGCCATTGCCAGAGCCATCTGGAAGGTCTTGGGCGTGCCCTTCAGGCTGCCGGTGTTCAGGTACTTGTAGAACTTGTCAGTCACCTTTGCGGTCAGGTCGTACAGGAACTCGTCATCGGTCTTCTGGACAGCAACCTCATAGCCGTAATTCTGGATGGCCTCGATGGTGACGGCTTTGGCGTACTTCTCGATGGTGATCTTGCCGTAGTCCTTCTCCTTGACGGTGTACTGGCTGTAGGGGATCTCCTCGCCCTCTGCCACGGTGCCGCTCTGCAGGGTCCCCTGTGCATACTTGCTCTTCAGCACAGTGCCGGGCTGCATACGGATGGGGCGCATGATGCCCATGATCTCCCGCAGATGATCCCAGTTGCGCTGGAAGCGGGTCACGAAGTCGATCTCGCGGGGGTTGACGGTGATCTCGGTGGTTGTAATCAGATTTTCTTTTGCTGCCATAGCTTATTCCTTCCCGCCGCCTGTAAACAGGTCGGCATTTGCTGCAATCGCTGCCTGACGCTCGCCCGCGTCCTTGATTGCAAAAATCTGGTCTTTGGTCATTTTGGAGCCGGTGTTTGCGGGCGGGTTGTCCACCGGTGCGCCCTTGGTGGAGGTGCTGCCCACATAATCACTCCAATCGGTTTTCAGGCTCTCAGCCAGCTTGTCCGCGTTCTTCACGTTGCCCTTGCTGTCCAGTTCCATCTTGTCGATGTCCTCGCCAGACAAGCGCACGATGCGGTCAAAGTACTTTTCCAGCACACCTGCGGCCTTGAGCTGCTCCCGGAACTTGGATTCCTTTGCGGCTCTGGATTCCTTTGCGGTCTGCTGGGTCTTGTAGTCGGTCAGCGCCTTTTCTGCGGTCTGCTTACCGCTGTTGGCTGCGTCCCGCTCCTTTTCCGCTGCAACGCGGGCGTTTTTCTCGGTATCCAGTTCGTCCCGGAGGGCATCGGTCTCCTCGTGCAAGGCGTCCAGAATGGCTTTTGCCTTGTCATCGTTGGAGGTTTCGGCGTTTTCCAGAATCTTGCGGATATCTGCTCTTTTGAGTGCCATGTGATAGTCCTTTCTGCCCTTGCTTGGGCTGCCATGCTTGGCAATAAGGTTTAATTTTCCGGACGTGCTGCCGGTGTGGTGCCGCCAGTAGGATTTGAACCTACGACCTTCCGATTACAAGACGGCGGCTCTGCCAGATTGAGCTATAGCGGCATAAAAAAGCGGCTGACGCTGTGCGCCAACCGCTGGATATTGAGTTTTTAGTCGAAGTCATATCTCTGAAATCCAACATTGCTCGTTTTCATAGTAAGGGACACACCAACCAGTGCGGTGCCCTCGCCCAGAACTTTATCGCAAATTTTTTGGATTTTGATTCTTGCTTCGTCGATTTCAAAGCAAAGCCGCTTGTTTGCGTCTCTGTCGTTTTCGACCTTCTGCTCCCGAATTTGGTTTGAAATCTCAAGCTGCCGCCGCTCGCACTCCTCAGCGCTTTTCTGGTACTCAAGCTGCTTGAGCCGCAATTTCTCACGCTCTTCTGTCAACTCTTCGATTTTGCTCATGCTTATATCTCCTTGTTTCCTTCCTCTACTGCAATCTCTTGCAGTTCTTTGATATGATCCTCCACCGCCGGGCGCAGGAATGGGCGGGGAGCCATGCCCCGGGTAAAGTGCCACTTGCCGTTGAAGTCTTGCCAGACCCACGGCGTTTTGCGTCCGTTGCCCTTCTCGGCAAAAATACCGGTGCCTAACTCCACGTATACACTGTAAAACAGGTTTGAGCCGATGGTCACGGTCTTTTGCGCCGCTGATACAACGTAGGTAAGGGATGCTTTCAGCGCACCGCCAACATAGCCCTCTATGCCGGTGCTGTCTGCCGTGCCGGTGGGCACAAGCAGCTGTGAATAGTCCTGCACCTTCCTGCCCCAGAGCGTCAGCACCCGCTCCGCCCACGATTGCAGCGCTTCATGCAGCTGCGGGGTGTTGTCGGTGACTTTGATGTCGTAGTCAAATTTCATTGTTTATCGTTTATTTTTCTTCTGTCTCACCAATATATTGACGGCATTAATCATCGCATCCGCTGTCATTCCTTGACGTGCATCAATAATTTTGCTTGCCGGAAAGTTGGATGGTAAATTTTTGAAATTCTCCATATTTTTAGTTTTGTATTCTTTTGCTGTATCAATCCACAATTTGTCTTGCGATGGAGCACTATTGGGATTTGAAAAGTTTGCTTTTCTGACTGCCGCTTTTGTTATACCATTTCGTTTTGCAATATCAGCAATGTCGTCATCCATCGCTTTTTCTCGCTGTTTTATCTGATCGTCAAGATTTCGAAATGCTTCTTTTACAATATCTTTTGCCCATGCAACTTGCTTCTCTGAGCCAGAAAGATTCATTTGTTCTACATTAAATTTTCCGCCACCCGTTCTTGCGGAACTGCCTGAACCTCGTTTACTCACGGTAATGCATCCTTTCGTATTGAAATGGCTTGATTTTGGTTACATTCCAGTCAAATTCTGCCGGACACTTGCCATACCACAAGATGCCACTCGGTTGCAGCACTTCCAGCGCCTTACGGCAGTGCTTAGCAAAACATTCCGCTTCGTATGGGTCAGACTGTGTGCCGTGGCTCGAAATGCTCACGATGGCGTTTCTGGGCTCGCCGTCAAAGCACCAGTCATAGCTTTGCTCACCGCACCAGCAAAGCGTTGGGATAACGTGAATGCCGTGTGCCTGCCAGTATGCGGCAAGCCAGTGCTTTTTGTAGTGCATGAAAAGCTGCACCGCAAGCGGCATATCACTGTACAAAGAAAAATCCGGCGAACATACCGCGCCGAACTGCTGCAAAAGGGGAATGTATTTGTCTGGGTTGTTCCAGAACCGTTCAAACTGGTAATCGTCCTTGTAAAAATGCACGCCTTTTGTGGCCTTGTCTTTGGCGGTCAGCGCATAATTGACCGGAATCCATTCCAGCTTGTCAATGCGGATGTCAGTTTCTGGCTTGATTTCAGGGATGCCATACTTGCCCACGCCCGGAAAAATCATTTTCTCGGTGTTTTCCATCGGCAGAATCACGGTTCATCCCTCCAAGCCTTTAGCCTTTCCATCCTTTTTTCCAGTAGGTTTCCACTTTGAAATCCAATCCAAGCCGCTGCATTTTCTTTTTGGACATATAAAACTCGTTATCATCAAAAATTCGCTTATCTTTTGAATTCGATGCCAATTTTGCAACAACATGATACCCGTAGTCTTCCATCTGTTTTAGGGCTCTTTTTGTCTGTCCCTCTGGAACTCGGAGAATAAAAGAATTGATGTTGTGGTTTTTCAGGTAATCCCATTGCTGACTTCGTTTCATGCCTACAGGCCGTTTATCGCCCTCAAGGACGTCAAATCCTTTATTCCATTCGCAATGAACATCGCTTAGGTTTCTGAACGCTTTTATGGCTTCGGCACTGTGTTTGGAAAGCATCCAATCTTTACCCGGCTCTCTTTCTGAATCGTCATAAGTCCGCACTCCATCTTTTCCAACAGTAAAAAGATCTTTTTCTTTTGCGCCAGCACCACCGCCTCCGCCAGATTTTGCCCTCGTCGAACTTCCAGAGCCTCGTTTACTCATTCTTGACACTCTCCTTTCTGCGTTTTCGCTCTTCCGCCCGCCACATCTGTTCGGCTTCCGTGCCGCCCTTTGACTTGTACCACTCGGTATAGGTCAGGTCAGATGTGACCTCTTTTGTCGTGTTGTCCCGCCGCATAGCGTTCTGCCGTGGGTACTTCACAAGCGCCCCGGTCACCTTACAGCGGCAGTGATAAACCATTTCCGGAGCTGCGTTGGGGTCTCCGGGGTACTGGATCTCGTAGCCCTGCACCTTGAAAGGCTCGTCAAGATCGGCGGTCTCCTGATCCAGCAGCCGGTGCATCTCGCGGGTGTGGTAGTCCAACGTGCTGTTCCAGCGCTTCTGCACCTCAATGCCAAGGGCTTGGGCGTTGCGCAGCTGCTGCATCGTCCCTGCGTTCTGTGCGCCTGTAAGAGCTGTGATGGCGTTGTTCATCGCCCAGTGCACCTCGGTGTCTGCCATGCCCTGCACAGCCTGCACCGCAATGTCATGGACGCTTTTGCCCTGTATGATGCCTTTTGTTACGTACCGGTTGAACACACGCGCATCATAGGTGCGGTTGCTTTCGCTCTTGATGCGCTTGTTGGGTACAAGCTTGGGGTTCTCCAGCAGCAGCCGCTTGACCGCTTCGGTGTTGTACAAGGTCAGGTTGAACGCCACGCCTGCGGCCTGTTCCAGCTCGTAGAACGCCCAGTTTGCGCCAAGGGCAAAGATATCGTACTGTTCATCCCGCGCCAGCTTGTACGCCGTCTGCTGGGCTGTGGTGCACGTCTGGGTGATGTTGTCCAGCTTCTGGTGCATCATCTTGGACTGAAACACCTGATTGCGCAGCCATGTGCGGTAGTCGCTCTCGGTGATCTTCCCGGCTTCCAGCTGCGCCCGCTTGTATGCGTCCAACTTCTGGTAATGCTCCAGAAACTCGGTCAGCTGCTCGGTCATTTCCCGGCGGGCGGTTCCATAGACCCGCAAAATGCGGCGGCGCAGTCTGTTCAGCTGCCGGGTGGAGATGCGGTCAAGGTCAGTTTGTTTCATGACGCTGCAATAGTCACAAGCGCCCATTTAGCCCATTCAGGCATATCTGCGCTAAAAACGCCTTTGACGTAGTAAACAGATAAAACGGCGTCCAAAATTGCGCTTCCAATGATAAGCGCAACGCACACGCCAAAGAAAATATAGACAAATATTTTCATTCCGTTATGAGTTTTCATCCTCGTTGTCCTCCTCTTCCTCGTCCTCGTCTGTGGTCTCCCGCGTTGCGCTCTCTGCCATCAGCGCGGCCTTGGCCTGTTCCTTTTGCTCCGGGGTCAGGTTGGGCAGCAGGTCAATGGCCACGTCCTGCCCGATGATCGGCGCCTCAGAAATCACCGTTGCGACCTGTTCAGCTGTGTTTGTGATCTTGCTGCGGTTGAATGTCGGCATAGCGTTGTCAAAGCCAGCCAGTGCGCAGATCTGCCGGATGAACGGCTTGACCTGCGCCTCGAAGTCGTCTGCGTTCTGGTTCAGCGGTTCATAGGCTGCATCCAGATGGTCGTTGGTGCTGTCCGCGCTGACACAGTGCACATCCAGACCGCCGAAGTCCTCATACACCCGGGTGTGGAGCAACTCCAACAGAGACTGCCTGGCCGTCACAGGGATCTCGGTGGTGTAGGGGGTGATCTTTCCGCCCTCGCTGGTGTCTGCGCCTGCAATGTGGTACAGATTCAGCTTGGTGAGGTACTCCACAAGCTCGTCGTCGGTCATGCCGTTGAAGTTCTCGCACAGCCAGTAAATCTGCGCGCAGTCCTGCAGGTCATTGCAGAAGCCAGACATCACCAGATCGGTGTTGTCAATGTAGGCTTTCAGCCCCACAAGGGTGCTCTGGTGCAGGTCTGAGCCCCACAGCGGCACAATGGGAAGAGCGCTGTAGTTTTCGCCCTCTACGCTTTCCAGCCCGCCGCCGGGGGTGGTGGTGATCACGCTCTTGTATGCCTGCTTCGGCGTTGTCTCCTGCATCACATTGCCGATTCGGCTTTCCGTGTACTCGGTGAATCCGTCCAGCTCGTACAGGATGTAGTGCATATCCGTGTCCGGGTTCAGCCGCCAGAAGCGCACGCCTGCCTGCAAAAGGCCTGTCTTTTCATCGTACAGGGGAGCAAATTCGGTCAGCTTGAAAATCACCAGATGGTCGTTATTCCAGAATCCGAAGCTCTCACCGTGTATCAGAGCGAAATAGCCGGCCTTCTGGATCTGCTCATCAAAGTTCTGCCCCAGCCTGTCCTTGTCCACGCCATCGTCCGCAAAGACCACACCGTTTCCGAGGGAGTAGGTTGCCCGCTGTTTGTTGAGCCGCCGGAAAAGATTGCTCTTGACCATATCGGGGTGTGGGGTGTCCGGCTTGGTGTTTTTGGACAGGCGTTTCAACATCAAAGCGTAAGTCTGTGCGAAGCGTTCAGCTCCCGGGTTTTTCTGGGCATCGTACAGGTCGGCGTCCAGCGCCATCTTGTACGGCCCGGAAGCGCAGTGCTGCTGCACGAACCGCCGGATGAAATCAGGCTGTTCCCCGGCGGCTTGCGCCTGCTGAAAAGTCTGGAATGTGTATACAGTGCTCAAAATCAATCCCTCAGTTTCACAAGGCGCTTTGTGCGCACGAAATAGCGGATAGCGTCCATGCAGTGGTCGTTGACCTTCAGCACGGTGTCGTCTTTGTCTGGATCCCAAGCGTACACGCCGAATTCTTCCAGCGTGTGCTTGCAGTCTTTGTAAATCTTCAGCCGCCCGGTCTGCAACATGGTCTGCACGTCCAGAATGCCGCTCAGGACGTCGTTATTTGCGGGGGTCTGGGTAAAGCCGTTCTTGCGCAACTCTGTAATCAGGGGTAGGGCAGAGGGGTCAACGATGATCCTTTCCGGTTTGATCCCGTTCAGCCACGTCTTGAGGTCCGTGACGTACTCGCCCACGGTCTTTTGCCGCTTCTGTTCGCGGCCGCTGTAGTAGTACTCCCGGGTGACGATCCAGCAGTCTGCATCCGCCTGCTTCTGGAACAGCAGAAAAACCGTTGCGTTCTGGGTGCCAAAGTCGCACGCCACATAGGCGCTCTTTGGCGAAAGCTCCGGCAGTACGTCAATGACGTGCTTCTTGCGGTCGAACATATCATATACAAGGCCCTCAGCCACCGTCCACAGTCCCAGAATGTAGCGCTGATAGAAAACGCCGCTGTACTGGCTGCGGTATCTGGCCTTGATGTCCTCGGAAAGTGACAGGTTATCATCCATCGTGAAATGGAGATACATCATCTTGCGGGAACGGCATTTCCGCACCCACTCGAGATAAAACCAATGCTGCGGGCTGCCCGGGTTGCAGTTGAACCAGAACTTTGACCCGGTGACAGAGCAACGGGCTGTGGCCTGATTGACGAAGCTCTGCGGCATCAGAGCCACCTCATCGAAGAATGCCCCGGCAAGGGTGATGCCTTGGATCAGGTCCTGGCTGCTCTCGTCCTTGCCGCCGAAAAAGTAAAACTCGTTGGTTCTGCCGCCCTTGCTGACGGTCATGCAGTTTTCTGCCCGATGCTCCTTGACGTTGTAGCCACGGGCTGCAAGCTGCTGCTTGAGTGTGCCCAGCACGTTGCGCCGGAAGCTGGCGATGGTCTTTCCGCACATGGCAAACTGCTGGCCGCTGTAGCAGGCCATAGCCCACTGGACAAAAGAAAAGCTCATGGCAAAGGTCTTGCCCGATCGAATAGCGCCATCTGCAATAATGCCGTTGTAACCGCTGTATGCGCTCTGCGGCGCCCACCAGCTCAAGACCTGCTTTTGCCGCTGGCTGAGGGCTTTCCAGCGAAAACCGTTACTTTTCTGCATTGTCGTCCTCTTCCTCCGGCAGCATCTCCACGTCATCCGGCGGGCTGATGTCTGCGGCAACGCTCAGAGCCTCAAGCAGGCCATCGTCCGGGGCTTCTATGTTGCTCTGGTCTCCCAGCATAGCAAACTTGTCCACGATGGTTCCAAACGCCGTGGACAGCTGCGGCAGCGTTGCCTCTGCGATCTTGTCCGGGTCTGCCATCGCCTGAAGGTACAGCCCGAGAAGATCCTGTGCTTCCCCTCGCTTACTGCCTAAGTAAGAAAGCATGTCCTGCGTGTTCTGCTCTTTTTTTAAGGCGCACAAATCCGCACACTTGGGATTATCTTTCACGATTTTCCGCACGGTGCTTTCTGCCACGTCGTTCAGTTTGGCGGCTCTGGCGTAGCTCTGCAGCTGCACATAGTCAGCAACGATCTTCTTTTTTTGTCTGTCTGTCAGCCGCTTCGCACTCACCGCCACCACCTCTCACGTTAAATGAATTTTCGTACTGTTCAACAAACCGTTCTTGCACAAACATCTTTTCAATATCAGACCCGCCTTTGTTTCCAGTGCCCATAGATGATTGCTTTTTTATGCTTGCAACCTCTACGCACCCACTTGGCGCTTCATACTCGCTGATAACAACCATAAACGGAGTTTCGGCAAGCCACTTTTCAAACGATTCATGGTCAAAATCGCATTTGTATCCCGTACAATTCGTCCGTTTATAGGGGGGGGGGTCAGCGTATACAACAGCATTTGGCGGAATCTGCACATCACATAATCGCTTTGCAGACCTTCAAGCCTTTGCAGACCTTCAAGATTTTGTAGGCGTTCAAGATTTTGTAGGCGTTCAAGATTTTGTAGGCGTTCAAGATTCTCCAGCCTTGCAAGGTGGTCTAAATCATAAAGCCTTTTATGTTTTACTTGATGTCCAATCCACTGTGAATAAAGCCTTTTGTATTCCTCGTTGTTCGGCTTGATGTCTTTTGAGCTACCGTCCGAATCGATTCCGAACTCTTGCAAAAGGGACGTATCGCCAAACACTCTTGCATAATGCAAAGCCTTTTTCCACGGTTCAATCTCTTTTGAATAGAGATAATCCCTGCGGTTGTTGCCGAAGCTCCAACAAAGCGAAACGTAAGGGTCAGAATCTTTGAGTTTATGAAAATCCTCACGGCTAATCCAACGCTTTTCGTTGGCATACTTTCCGTGAACAGCGTCCATGAACAACTGCGGCGCATCGCCGATGTCATTTGCAACGATGTGATTCCATTTGCCAGACAACAACGCAGCATGTGTGACTGCGCAACCGCCAGCAAATAGGTCAATCAGTGTATCACCAGCAGGAAGATTGGAAACAACCCACTGTGCAATTTTGTTCTTACTGCCACGATACGGCACACCATATCTCACGGAAGGCCCCCTCCTTTCCTGCAAAAGAAAAACCGCCCGGAAATCCGAACGGTCAAAATATCAAAATAAGCAGCGCTCTCGGTATACATTCAGTTTCTCGGACAACGTAAACGGTGGAGCGCCGCTGCATCCGGAACTTTCGCCGCCAGATGCCCGGCTATCTGCGCATCCCCCTCACAGGGTACGCAGCTGGCATTCCCGGCAGGGCTCAAACCTGCAGCCTGCGGTTTTGGAGACCGCTGTTCCATCACTTGAACTACGGGAATATATCATGCCGCTTGCAGGAATCAAACCTGCAACTCCCCGGTTATGAGCCGGATGCTCTGCCGGTTGAGCTAACGCAGCGTAAAAGAATGCCCGCCTGCAATGCACGGTGCACATCATTCATAACAGGCGGGTAAAAATATTTTCTGAATAAATTGTATCAGCATCTTTTGCTAATCTGCGCGGATAACAGGCCGCGCCCCTTGCATACAGCCGCGCCCTCCGATCTCTGCCCTCGGCTCACGCTTTGTGTGACTCGCCTGAAAACCGATACTCCAGACGATGCACACAAAATTACTTTTGAATGCTATTTGAAAAATTTCCCGGAACACAAGTGCAAGCACGCAGTTTTTTGCAATAGACCAAAACAGTTTGCCGAAAAATTCAAGCATGGTTTGGACTCCTTTCCAATGGGCCCACTGTGGACACCCGCCGGGTTTGATTTTATTGTGTGCGCCGCTGGATCTTGAATCGGAATCGAACCAGCCGTGCCTACACACACGCGCCGCGCTCCAAACTGCGCTCAGGCGGCCATATAAAAACAGCTCCGGTTCGCCGCCGGGGCTGTTGGTTGGCGCACATCCTGTCAGGAAAGCTGCACCTTGGCAAGGATTCTAAGGCCTTTTCTCTGCACGGGAGGTTGCACGTGCGGCCTTGCGGGTTGTCTAGTCCATGCGCCATATGGTGTTCCGGGATGGATTTGAACCAACTACTTGCTGCTTCAATAGGCTGCTGCTCTACCAGTTGAGCTACCGGAACATAGAAGCAGCCCGCGAAACGAGAGGGAGAAAAATTCCTGTCAAGCCTTGGGAGGAAAGCATTTTGGGGGGATTCGTTTCGGAGACTGCGTGGCAAGCGTCTCACCGCTTTCGGCGGTTCCGCTTATATCAATTTTAGCACAATGACTGTTTTAGTTGGATATTTGCAGTATGAAGGTGCATTGCAAAAAATCAGGGCGGGCTTTGTGCGGTTTGTGCAACATTGCCGAAGCTGTCCCAAATCTCTGCCAGATAGATGCTGCCCCACTTGATGTAGATGGAGACCTGGTTTTCTTCCGAAAGCCCCAGTTCCTCGCAGACCTCACGCTGCTTTTTGTTCTTGACGTAGTACAGGCACAGGCAGTCAGCCTGCTTTTTGCTGGATTTGCTTGCCGTGATACAGTACGCCCTCCGGGTGGCTTCAATGCGCAGCAGGCACAGGTCTGTTTCCATCTGCTGCAGACGGCGCTGCTCGTCCGTGATATCCGTTGCAGCAAGTCCCACCTTGTCACCGGCACCACCGCCGCCGGGCATCCCGTTCAGGCTTGGGGTGGTCTTTTCGGCAACTTCCCGGATGCGCTGGATCTTCTGCTTTTGGGCTTCAACCGCCGCTGCCATATCCCGGCACTGCTGGAACCACGCCTTGACCGTGTGGTAGTCCACGCCGGTTCGCGGCTTTGGCTGTTCGTTTTCAGGTGTCCATGTGCGGGTCATTGTTGCTCCTTTCTTCAAAATCGTGGCAATATTCGGGCGGATTTATGTATCCTTCGTCTTTGTCACTTCTCCGGCAGATATAGTGATATCCGGATTCTGACGCCCCAAATTTTTGATTTAAGAAAACGCACCGGTCGCAAAGGCAAGGTTTGTTGCGGTTGAGCCACCGCTTGAAATATTCAATTGGGTTGCCATCGCTAAGAACAAACCAGATGAAAAATCCTGCAAGTGTTGCCATGAACAGCGTGCTTGCAACTTCAAATAGCATATCAAGCATTTTACTCCTCCATTTCCTCAATCCAGATCTCCACTCTGGGGTTTTGCTTGTCGTAGTCCACCCGGCTGCCATCGTGGGCGGCAACGATGCGGCTGTTGTCATCTGCCAGCACACCGGCCTTTACCAGTATGTCGCAGGTGGCCTCGATCAGGTTTGCAAGGTCAACCTTGCGCCGGGTAGCCATGTAGTACACGCACCTCACGTTCACGCGGACAGAAATGGGGCTGTGCGGCTTTTTGATTTGCCGCAGACAGTCCGTCTCATAATCCACGTAAGCCTTGCTAGGGGCTATGAATGGGGTCTTTCTGCCGAACTTTGTGAACTTGTACAGGATGCGCTGGCTGTTTTTCTTGGTGACCGGGTTGCCGTAGAGGGTCAGCTTCATTCACTGTCCTCCACATAGCACCAGCTTTGAGGCGGGCGGCAAATGGAACATCCGTCGATTTTGCAAGTCGGTGGAATCATGTAGTGATAAGACGGTTCATAGTTTTCACAACGCCAATTTCCGCAAACACAATTTGATCTGCCCATTCCCAAAAAACCAAATCTTGAAAATTCATCAAGGTCTCTGGGCTTGTCATAAATCTTCAGGTTAGAGATGTGCCAGCCGTAGCCATTACGACCTTGCAGATATTTTTTAACGGTTTCTTCGGTCAGGCAGGCGGCTTGAAGCAGTGCATCTTCCGGTTTATACCACCCGTCCGATGTCAAAATGTTTATGTCCATCATCGTTCCGACGTGGACGAGCTTGTCGATTTTGTCGCAGGTGAACTCGCCGATCACTCTGCTGTCCATTTTCTGCACGCCAGCCTTGGGCGACTTCATAACCCAGCCATTGTGACCGGTGCAGTAGATGTACACCTTGAACGGCGTTTCCAGCTTCGGGCGGGTCTTACGCACCTCAAGGGTCTTTTGCCCCCGAATGATGAGGTCGCACCATTCAGGCCGGATGCTCATCAAGATAGCTTTCATTTTTTCATCATCCCTTCCATTGCCAGCTGCTCGCACTGCTTTTCAGCTTCCATGCGCTGCTGGTCATACTCAAACAGCATATCTGCGTACTCATTGCCCACCCGGCGGATGGCCGTTTCCAGCATCTCCGTCACAAGGTCGTGGTACTTGTCCGCGCCCTTGCGGCTGTTCTTGGCGGCTTCCCGGGCTTCCCACAGGTCAGTGAGCTTGTCCCGCTTGTCGGCGGTGATCTCGCCATAGCCGTAAGCATCCTGAATCTGCTCCATGCTTTCCCAGCCTTCCAGCTCAGCAAAGGGGTCAGCTTCAGCCTTTGCCATGCTGCGGGCTTTAGTCTTTTTCTTGACGTACCGGGTCAGACCGTCCTGTATCACAGCGCGGGCATCGTCCATCGCCTTGCGGATGGCCTTGACCTCCCGCTCTCTTTTGAGCTGGTCGGGCTGTCTGGCCCATTCGGCCATCAGCTCGGATTTCGTTTTCGGTTTCATCTGCTTACCCCCATTGTTCGGACATGGCCTTTGCAACGCCCGGTGCGGTTTTGCTTCTGGCTTTTGCCCGGCCCTCTTGGCCGTTTTGCGTTCCGCGTATGCCTTCGCACCAGCTGATTTTCTTGTGATTTCCCCCATTTGAGACGTACACGGGCTCTGGCGGCGGAAGGTTGTTTTTCCGCCGCAGAGGCGGCAGGTTTTTCAGCCAAAGGCAAGTGCGCTTTGTGTGATAGTTTTCCGTGTCCTCTTCACTCTCGGCAAAGTAGTACGGATGAATGATCTGGTCGGCTTTCCTGTACGCTGTGTTCATGATGCCTACAGGGTTCTCGACTGCAATTTTTGGGACGTCAGCCAGCATGAACTGCATAAAGAAAATTGCGGCTTTTACGCGCTCTGCCCACCGAGCAACAACTTTTTCGGCCGGAGTGACCCGCAAGCTGAACGAGCGCGTTGCTGCATTGCTCAGGTATGTGCAGGGCGGGTGTGCAATGAGCAAATCCCACTTGCCAACGTCATGCGTTGCGCCGTCCATCGTCACGACTTGCCCCCCCTCAAGAGCCTTGAGCGCATCGCCCAGAATGTGCCACTCGGGATGCCCGCCGGACGGCTCCTGAATATCGCAGGAGTAGGCTTCGTGGCCTTTTGCCCGGAACGCCTTGCACACTTCCTGCGATTCCTCGCAGGCGATAAGCACTTTCATCGTTTTCTTCCTCCCATCCATCCTTCTTTGTCGAAATCGTTGCGGCTGATCCGCTCTGCCGCGTGGTTTCCGTTGGTGTAGATGCGCTGTGCTTTCAGCTGGCGCTTGTACTCGGCGTACCGTGGGCAGCTGTCGTGGCAGATCGGGTGCCGGTCGGGGCAGTGAAAGCAGGGTTCAAAAGCCTTCATCCTTCAACCTCCTTTCTCGTCGGCTCGCTCGCCCGCAGCCTTGCAGCTTCACGCGGGGCGGTGGTGATATCGGCCTGCGCCTGCTTCAAGAACTCGGCACGGCGGTATGTAAGATCCGGCATTTCAGCCAGCTCCGCAAGCCCTCCCACGCTCCCGGCATAGGATTTTGCCGCCGGGGGGAGTTGGTCATACAGGGCTTGCAGCTCTTTCTGCCCATCGCTGCGCAACAGACCGCCCTTTTCGTCAATGCCAATGACCATAGGGAACTTGCGCCAGCTCAAAAACGTCTGTGCTTTATGCGCGGCAGCGGCCAGAGCATCCCACTCGGCAGAAGGGTCAAGGCTCTGGGAAAGCTGCTTAAAGATGTCAGCTACCGTAATAGGGTAGACGCACACCCGGTTCGCCGCCAGAAAAGCCCGCTTGACAGTATCGCCGTCGTAGTCGCCAAACTGGTACGTCCACACATCGATGGTGGTTTCCATCTCCTCGTCGGTCAGAGGCTTTGCACCAAGCTTATACAGCGTGAAATTCATTCGGATCAGCTTTGCCACGTCCTCCCGTGTCATGTCTCAAACCCTCTTTCTCGATCCATTTTTGCCAGTACCCGGGCAAGCTGGTCGTCAACCGTTTCAGCCGGTTGCTTACGGTTCGGCCGGTTCTGCCTGTTCTGTTCATTTGCCAAAACGTCCCCCGGCGTTTGAATGCCATCCCGCTGCCACCCGGAAAGAATGCCGTTTATGTAGTTCCATGACCTCTTCCCAGCTTCTGCGGCTTTGTCGATGGCCAGCAGGATCATCTCTGTGCTATACTCCTGCCGCCACTTTTGCAGCTTGTCCTGTGCAGAGCGTGGGAAGTCCCCAACGGCCTGCTGATAATGCTGGACGATTTTAGAAAGTTCTACGTCAACTGCGGCGGGGGCGGCGCTATTATATACACCACCGTTAGGTGATATAGCATTAACAGTATCATTAACATTAACAGATACAGATACAGCCGGATTTGCCGCGTTTTGCTGCTTTTGCCCGGCAAAATCGGCATTTGCCGGATTTGCCGCGTTTTGCTGACGTTTGACGTTTGTTACTTCTGCACCTTTTCGCCCTGCAGCGGAACGCTTTTCTCGCATTTCATCCCACTTTTTATCGTTTTCTTCCAGAGCGTCAGCCATAAAGTCCCATGCCATCACAAGCATCGGGTCTTCAAATTCCGGCTGTTCAGGAAAATCGAGCAGCGCCTCAAAAATGCGGCCTTTTTGTTCCAAGGATAGTCGACGCAGCGGTTTTTTCCATGACTTGTAGAGAATTAGACTCTTTTTTTCTATCTCTTTCGTTTCGGCTCACCTCCTTCCTTGCACGCCCGTATAGCCCGATAGCGCAGCTCTTGAAGTGTATCAGTCTTTGATTACGTCAATCCCCGTGATTTCTTTGAAAATCGCCGCGTCGAAGTTCGGCAACCCGAAAATAACGTTTCGATCATCGGCACTGAGCCCCGCCCACCACTTCCGGGCGTTGTCCGCTGTGGTGCGCTCCTTCAAATAACCGCAAGTCGTTTCAGCTTCAGGGTGCGCCGCCTTTTCCTCATCGGTCATATCAGACAGATAGACGTACTCAAGCGGGCAATCGTCAATTTCGTTCAGCAAACGCCGGGCACGGCAGCTAAACCACTGCTCAAACGTCCAGTCAGTAGGCTTGTTGAACATATAGATTTTGGGCGATACCGTATTGAAACAGCCATTGGAAAAGGATGTAGTGTTCCAGTCGCCGCTGTTCCGGTTGCCGCTGTTCCGGTTGCCGCTGTTCCGGTTGCCGCTGTTCCGGTTGCCGCTGTTCCGGTTGCCGCTGTTCCGGTTGCCGCTGTTCCAGTCGCCGCTGTTCCAGTTGCCGCTGTTCCGGTTGCCGCTGTTCCGGTTGCCGCTGTTCCGGTCGCCGCTGTTCCAGTCGCCGCTGTTCCGGTTGCCGCTGTTCCGGTTGCCGCTGTTCCGGTCGCCGCTGTTCCAGTCGCCGCTGTTCCAGTTGCCGCTGTTCCGGTTGCCGCTGTTGCAGTTGCCGCTGTTCCGGTTGCCGCTGTTCCAGTCGCCGCTGTTCCGGTCGCCGCTGTTCCAGTCGCCGCTGTTCCAGTCGCCGCTGTTGCAACGTCCAGTGCAAGCCTTTCCCGTGTTCACGATCTCAAGGACTTCAGCCCAAGGGATTTCTCGCACGATTTCCAGCTTGTTCGTTGCACACTTGTTACCGCCCTCTGCAACCGTGCCGTGGGCGATCACTTCAGCAACGTGGTTATTCGGGTCAAAATCATAGTAACTGAAACAGTCTGCGGCATTCTTGCAGAAGTGCATACCCACATTGCAGACAGACGGACTTACAAATTCTTCAAAGGTTCCCGGGCAAGAATACTGTTTGCCGCGACACGTCCAGTCAGAATTAAAAACTTTATATCCTTTTACGCTCATTGTTTATCTCCTCCTTCAGAACGGCATGTCGTCGGTGTCGTTTATCACGGCGAAATCGTCCATGCTGCCCTGCGTGTAGTCGGGCTGCGGGGCGTTCTGTGCGGATTTTGCTTCGTGGGTGTAGTTTTGCGTCTGCTGGTCGAAATCTCGCGCAGCGGGCTTATCTGCCGCCTTAGCGCCTGCAAAGCTGATATTGTTTGCAAGAACCTCCACCGCCGTGCGCTTGTTGCCCTGCTTGTCCTGATAATTCCTGGTCTGCAAGCTGCCCTCAACGGCGATCATACTGCCCATCTGGAAGAACTTGCAGATAAATTCGGCGGTCTTGCCCCATGCCACGATATCCACAAAATCAGCCTGACGCTGCTGGCCTTTCGGGGTATAGCTACGCTCGCAAGCAATGCGGAAGGTGCACACGTTGGTGCCCTGCTGGGTGGTGCGGAGTTCCGGGTCTGCCACAAGGCGACCCATGATTGCTACAACGTTAAGCATGGTTCGGCTCCTCATCTGCGCTGTCACCAGCACCGGCCTCGTAGTCGATGTTTGCGCCCATCAGAACTTCCGGGCACTCAGCGCGGGCAAAATAGGCGGCTGCTCGGTACTTGAGCATCATCTCGGTCATCTTAGGCCAGTAGCTGCCGTTTTTGTTCCACCAGCCTGCATCCTTTGCCATCTGCACCGTGACCTTCGGTCCTTCTACCTTTTCGCCGGTCAACTTGTCCACGGCAATCAGGCGGCAGCCCCATGTGTCCGCGCCCTCTTGACCTTCCATGCGATAGCGGGAGCGCCCTGCAAACTGGCCGCTGTTGTCGATAAGTGCCTTGCAGCTTTTGCCGCTCCAAGTAGGCTGACCGTAGACGACGTAAAGGTTCTGCATCACAAACAGTTCGGTGGTTCCCATGCGCTGTGCCATGTCGCAGGCGATGGCGCAAGCACCAACGTTTCCGGCGTAGGTCTTGGGAAGCCAGCCGTCAGGCAGGTTGGACAGTGCAACGGCCTTGGACTTTGCCAGCTGCCAGATCCGTTCGTCTGCGGTCAATCCCTGCACTTTCTCAGCATAGGAGAGGGCGCGATGTGCGGGTGCGGCAGGGGGATTGACAGGAGTAAGGGTTTCTGCGGGCGCTGCGGGCTTCTGAAGCTGCTCAACAGGGGTCTTTTCGATTTTGATATCAGGCATGATGAATCTCCTCCTCAGTGTATTTTACATCGATGATATGTGCATAACGCTTGATGGCGTCAAGCTCTGACTTTGTGCACCGGAATACGATTTTCCGGTCTCGCTGCTCTTCTTTGCGGACAAACTGGTCAAAAAACGGGTCATCATACTCGTCTGGAATCGTGGCATGATATGCAACGCCGGGCTTCATGAGCCGGATTTGTGTCGGGTTCTGCTGCACGCCTTTGTAATCATCCGGCAGACCATTGATAACTGCTTCCCGCAGAAGGGTGCGAAACTCAATCATGTAACAAAAATCTATGCTTTCATACGGTTCAGGCATGATTTCTGCACCGCCTGCAGCGTGGATGATGTCAATATCGCACATCATGCTGCCCACCTTGCGATAGATGCGGTCTATGACCTCGCGGCTCGCAGTATCATCCATGCTGCCGTTCTGTGCAAAATGCGTGAAATACGCCACTGCGCCGTTGATTGAGCTGGCAAGTTCATTGCCAGCACTGATAAGCCTGAACAGCATATTTTGCGGCTTGATGTAGTAATAGATGCCCTCGGCCTTGTTGGAAAGTTCCTTGATACTGGCACGCCTTGCAAGGCGCTTTTGTGAATCGCTTTGCATAAAAATTCACCTCATATAAACAACATTCATGCTGGAATCAAATACCTTGTACAAATAGGCGGGCTCTCGCTTTACAAGTTCGTCAGCAATAATGATCGCGTCCGAAACGTCTGCGATATTCTGCGCTGAAACAAGGTCATCCGACTGCTTTTTGGTCACATCATAGACCTTTAAAAGTGCCATGTGCTCACCTCCTGTTGTTGTGCCGCCAGCCAAGAGCGATATACCCAAGATTTGCGCACAGAACGATAAAAATTAAGGTTTTCACGTTTTACCTCCTTGCGGTTTGCCGCATGTTGTGGTATTTTTGTGGTGATGGGCGGCGAGACTCATCACCCTTTTGGCTTGTCCGTGTTGGCGCACGGGCAGGCTCTTCTTTTTTTTGCGGCGTATCGGCGGCAGACTGTCCACCTCGTCGCGCTTTATGACTTCTTGAAAAAAGGAATACTTGTGCGGCTTTCTCTTTTTCTTGCGGCAATGATAAACCGAGGATGCAAAACTGTTTGCGCTTTTATAGCCGAGCCGCCGGGCGCACATATCAGATGTGCCGGATGCAAGCAGATTGCCGGTTTTTGCATCATACACGGTGTACCACATGACATGATGGACAGTGTCAGGCATATGTGATCTCCCCAGATTCCTCTTGCAGCATCTCCCGCACGTTGTCCATTTCTTCGGCGCACATCTCCCAGACGTTTGCCCGTGCGGAGTATCCAGCCCGGACAACAATGTCATCTGATGCTTCGGCTTCTCGCCTGCAGCGTTCGGCAAGCCGCGTGTAGGACTTTACTTTGCCCTCAACGTACTCTTTAGCCGTCATCATGCCCTACGCTCCTGATTCTCCGGGTACTCCGGGTTGCGGGCGTGGGTGCGGTTGATCTTGCCGTACTTGCGCCGCTTTGCGGCTCTCTCCCTGTCCTCTGCGGCAAAGCCCAGACGAGCCAGCAGAACAGCGGCCAGAATAAGCACCAGCGACACCGCAAACAGCACGCCGGAGATGTATCCGGTGGTCTGCGCGGTGCCCTCTGCGCCCATAGCTGTGCCAATTCCAACGCCACCCAAAATGGCAGCCAACCAGTAGTAAGTAGTAGATTTGAGTTTCATACTCCGTATACCTCCTTTAATTGGTAGAAATCCTTGAGCCACGCCACAAACCCGGCGCGGGAGATCAGCGGTGCGGCGGTTTTGGTGTCCACAGAGGGGACAGCCCACCGAGGGAACAGCCCCGCTTGAATCATAGCCATAAGCGTTGGTTCGCCCACAGAGATCTGGTTTGCCCGCATGACCTCGCAACAATCGTGAATGCTCATTGTGGGACGCATGGTGCATTCTCCTCTCTTTTGACGTATGCCGTAAGCTGCTTCGCGCAGTCGCCGGGGTTTAGTGCGGTGATCTCAAAATCAATGACGTTCAGCCCGCCGTACTTTTTGGTGGAAGCATCGTTCCAGACCCCGAAAAACAGCCGGCTGGTCGTTTTGCAGTCCACGATGTTGATCTTGGTTCTGCCGGGGTAGACGTTGTAGCAGGCGCAGATAAGGCGTTCCAGTGTCATTGTGCGGTCTGCCCTCCCTCGCGCAGCCTGCCCGCCGGGGCACAGTTGCGGTCAAACAGGCTTGTCTGGCCGTTGGTCTGCTGGATTTCGTTCAACATATCCGGCTTAGGCATCCATGCGGAAATGTACGCTTTTGCGTCATCAAACCGGACGATAGGGATGTCTCTGTAAGAGCTGACGTCAAACAGAAGCTTCAAATCGTGACCGCAAGCCATAAATACTCGTCTGCTCATTTCACGATATGCAGGTGACGTCTTGCCGCCCAAAAGCTTCACGACCCGTTGGCTCTTAGCTTCTTCAATGGCAAGCTGCTGAGAATGGTCAAGCGTTTTGGTTGCTTCCAACTTATCCAGCCGTTCGCCTTGAGAAAGTTGCATCCGGTAAATCTTGTTGACCGCTGCCAACGTCTGATTTGCCAGAGCCAGCTCCGGCGGCAAGTTCGGGTCTGACTGCACAATGGAGTAGCTGCCGGTTTTGCGGATGCTCGGAATGATTTCATCGGCCACCAACGCCTGAAACTTCTCGGCTGTCTCGTTCTTGGCCTTCATGGCTAGGCGGTAAAAGATGTTCTCGGGGATGTAGTCGTCTTTCCCCAGCTTGTTGGGGAAACAAAAGTCTTCCAGATAGCGCTTCACGGTCTCCCAGCGGATAGAAGTATACTCGATGCCTCCCTTGTTTTGGGTCTGCGTGAAGCCCAGACCCCGGGCAACATCTTCGAGTTTGAGGTAGGCAGTGCCGTCCCGTTCATAGCAGGACACGCCGGAAATCAAAACCGGGGTTAAATTTTCGTTTGCCATTATTCAATGTTCCTTTCTACTTCGATTCCAAGAAAAATGATTTTGTGATGACCATCAGGATACCGAGCAATCCTTGCTCCAAGAGAAACGAGCAAGTCACATATTTGAGCGTAGGTTTCCCGATTAAGCGCTATGAAAATGCCGCTTGGTGCATCGAACTTTGTGATTGATTCATTCAGCACGTTCAGGCGATGAGCGTAATAGCTCAATCCCTGCTCGATTTTCTTGCGTTCTTCTTCGGTCATCACGCCACCCCGTCGTGGTTGTTGTTCTGGCTGTCGTTCTTGCGTACCGCTGCCATGCCCATGCCCATCCAGAGCAGGGACAGCTTGTCCTGCGGCTCTAAGTCGTCGAACAGCACGTTGATGAGCGTATCCGCTGCGTGTGCCCCATCTGCCGGAATGCTGTACCGTTCTGCTGCCAGATCGGTGCGGTTCTTCTTCGTCTTTGCCAAAATTATCATCTCCTTCTGCGGTTGGCTCCCGCGACGCTCCGGGTGGAGCGTTTCGGCTGCTGCCATGCAGCCATCATCAGGCGGGGTTATTCAGGACGAGTATTCCACGCTTCAATAGTTCGTTGCCTGCCCAATTCCCCACGATGTTCATAAAAATCGCGGGTAAATGTGATATTGCATTTCGGACATCTAATCCGAATGCCCTCAGTATTAGATTCAGTGATGGTCGTGTGCTCCTGCCCGCAGAAAGGGCAAGGCTTCAGCGTTTCCTTTTTCATCGTTCAGATCTCCTTAAACATCTTCACGCCGGCCACGGTGTAGTCCGCCGCCGGGCCCATATAACCGTGAGAAAAAGCAACGACTGGATGCCATGTGCCGTTGTCGTATACTTGTAATGTGTCGAAATGCGTCTCGGCTTCCGCGCCGTGAATCCATTGGCCAGACCAGCGGCATCCCTTCCAGTGGAACCAGTTGTAACCCCTTGTGGGTACAACATAACTAACGCCGTCCACATCAGCTACTTCCCGGTTGCGTCTTGCGTGAATTGCGAGATCATAAATATCTCCCATGTCAAACCTCCTGTTTGCTTGCGTTTGCTAACCTTGTGAGATTAGTATAGCACACATAGTTAGATTTTGCAAGCATTTTTTTGAGAATTTATCAAAAATAAGTTGACATAGTTAGATTTTTGCACTATAATATGAAGCGTAAGGAGGGCAAGTAAATGAACGAACGAATCGCGCTTGTCCGCAAGAGCTTAGGCCTTACGCAAGAGAAGTTTGCAGAGCAAGTAGGTCTGTCCCGTAACTTTATGTGGATGATCGAAAGCGGCACGCGAGTCCCCAGCGACCGAACGATCTCCGATATCTGCCGCGAGTTTAACGTCAACGAGACGTGGCTGCGGACAGGTGAAGGGGAGATGTTCAACCAGATCACCAGATCGGAGAAGATCACCAGCTTCCTTACCGAGATCACGGAGGACGAGGGTGACGACTTCAAACGCCGGTTTGTTGAGATGCTGGCCGAACTGGAGCCGGAAGACTGGAAGCTTTTGGAGCGGATGGCTGAAAAGCTGCAAAAAAAAGAGGGAAACCCGTAAGGGCTTCCCTTCTTTTGCTACCTTGATTCTATTTTACAAGGCCTTTTGCGTGGATCCAGATCAGGCGCAGCGCCCGCAGGTCTGCGCGTTCCAGAAGCTTGATAATAGCGTCGATGTAGCCTTGCCGGTCTGTTTCGTTCATTGTTTCCTCCTATCTGATGCAGTATTTAATATGTGTGAGGTGGTTATCATGGCAAGTATCTGTCCCGTCTGCGGCGGCAAGTTGGGTCTGCTAAACCGCGAGAAGAGCGCGGACGGTCTAATCTGCGCCGGATGTAGCAGTTTCTTCTTTTCAAAACTGGGATTTCGGGCTGCAAAGCAACCGACAGTTGCACTTGCGGAATACTGGGCTACACTGGAAAGCCGCCGCAGAACATTTAAAGAGACCGATTCCATCTTTGACCGCGATGCACTCTTTGTTTCTATCGATAAGGTCAACCGGCTGTTTTACTTTGGGCACCGCGGTGGTGATAAAGGCCCACGCATGATTTACAGTTTTGATGAAGTCGCAGGGTACGAATCGGATGCGCCTGACGATCTGACGGTGACCGAAACCAAGGGCGGCATTGGCAGGGCCGTGATAGGCGCTGCCGTTGCTGGGCCTGTGGGTGCGATCGTGGGCGCTTCCACCGCCAAAACAGAGACCCGCAAGGGTCGCAGTAAGGAGAGCGTGTCTATCCACTTTGCGCTTCCACTGGGCAAAAGCAGCTTGCCGGCAACGGTTTACCCCGGCGGAATGACTGCGTTTCTCAAGAGCTGCAAAGTCAGCAATGAGAAGCCGCAGGCTGCCGCTCCGGTTGCCCCCAGCGCCGCTGATGAGCTTTTGAAGTTTAAACAGCTACTGGATATGGGGGCCATCACGGAAGCGGAGTACAACGCAAAAAAATCTCAGTTGCTTGGCCTGTAAACTTGTTTACAACTGCATTTTACAACAGTTTGGCGTAATCGTCAATCGATTTTAATGTCGAAAAAAATCGCCAAAAATTTGAGATTTGCGCTGAATCGCGCGATTTACGCGCACTTTTAAGCGAAAAACGCGCGGTTTACGCTGACTTCGCGCAAAATATGCGCGTTGTTACTGGTTGCCGGTGTCCAGCTGCTGCATTTTTTGCAACAACTGGGCGGCGCACTCCCCGCCGGGGCTTACCGCTGCGGCGCGCAGGGTGTGCAGGCCGGTGATCTTGCGGTTGGCGTACATGGCGGCAAGAGCTTGCTGCTCCGGGGTCATATCAACGTAACAGGCAAGCGCGGCGCGGATGTGGTTGCAGAAACAGGCGGTCTTTTTGTTGGTCATGGTTCAGTCCTCCCAAGGCTGCGGGGTTTTGGCTGTGCCGGTAAGCACGCTGGCGGGCATTCCGTCAATGATGGTCATTTCCGGGTCTTTGTTGCTTGTTTGACCGTTTTTCATTTTGTTTTCCTCCTGATTTTTGGTAATTGTGTCAACTTATGTACCAAATTCTACCATGAGAAAGAGGAAAATGAAATACGGATAAAATTTGTCGAATGGCGCGGATTTTTTCTGCGCCATTTTTTGTTTTTATCACGCATTATATTTGAGGGGGAAGGGTGTATATGAGTTATTTTACGGCGAGCCAAATCGGGAAAGCGCTTGCAAAAGCACGGGTGTCTGCGGGCTTGAGCCAAGTGGAGATCGCAAGGCGTATTGAGAAGGGAGAGCGAACCGTGCAGAGCTGGGAAAAAGGATGCACCAGCCCGGACAGTGACGAGATCATGGACTGGTGCACGGCGTGCGGGGTGTCACCCATCACGGTGTTCATGGAGGTGTTGCACCCGGACTTGTATGCGGTGCCGGATCAGCAAAAACAGGACGACGAGATAGATAGGGAGTTGCGCGCTATTGTGCAGGCGCTTCCGCCTCTAACGAAACGGCTGCTCCTCTTTGTGCTGAAGGGGCAGCATGGCAGCAGCCCGCCTGCTGTCATATCGGAGATAGCTGCAAACCTGCACTGCCCTCTGAATAACCGGGCCAGCGTGTGCGGGACCATCATCGACCAGTACACCTTTGCCCAGATCAGAGGGCTTGACCCATGCCCGGACGACCCTCAACCGCCCATTGACGATCTGAAGATCCATTACAAAGCCGGGCGCGCTGCCGCTGAAAACGGCGCTCTTGGATATATAGGACGCCGAAAGGAGTAAGGTTATGCAGTGCATCAGATGCAAGCGAGAGATCCCGGACGGCGCTGCATTCTGCCCATGGTGTGGCAAGCGCTTGCCGGATACCGCACCGCCCGCGCAAAGAAAAAAGCGCCGCCGTCCAAAGGGCAGCGGCAGCGTGTATAAATTGAACGGCTCAAGGGCAAAGCCGTATGTTGCGCTTACGGCGCATAGGGAGGTTCTGGGCACGTTTGAAACGGCGGGGGAAGCTGTGCAAGCACTGGATACATACAACGCCCAGAACACACCAGCAGCGCGTTTGAAGTGCACCTTTGCGGATGCTTACGCGCAGTGGAGAGCACAGCCAAAATTTGAGAAGTTAAGCGCCGACATGAGAAAAGGGTATGAGTTGGCGTACGCAAAGTCTGTACCTCTGTATGACCGACAATTGCGGGAACTGAAAGCGGCAGACTATCAACAGGTCATAGACCAGATGGTTGAAAAAGGACTTTCCAGAAGTTCCTGCGAGAAGCAGCGCACGCTTTTCAGCCAGATTTGCGACTGGGCAATGGCGCAGGACATTATAAACAAGAACTACGCTATGCTTCTGCAGCTTCCTGCAGCGCCTGGAAAGGCAGAACGCACCCTTACCGCCCAAGAGATCGAGCAGATCAGCAGCCGACAGAACGACCCAAAGTTTGGTCAGATCGCGCAGATATCGCTGGTCTTGCTATATACAGGTATGCGTATAGACGAACTGCTTTCTATGCGCTGCGAGGATGTGCATTTGAAAGAGCACTATATGCAGGGCGGCGAGAAAACGGAAGCAGGCAAAAACCGCATTATCCCCATCCTTGAGCCCATTTACAAGATCATTGCCTTTTGGATGCTGGACAGCGGCTGCGAGTGGCTGATACCGTCCAAAGCTGGCACGAAGCTGGATAAGCGCAATGTGGCCACAAAGTTTCGCGCTCTGATGAAAGAATGCGGTATAGAGGGCGTGCACCCGCATACGCTGCGCCATACCGCCAGCAGCAAGATGGTGGAGTGCGGTCTGGAAACGACAGCGGTGCAGGCAATTTTGGGGCACAAGAATTTTTCCACAACCGCAAATAAGTATGTGTCCCACAATGACCCGGAATACTTGTTGCAGGAAATGCAGAAAATGAAGTACTGATTTGTTAGATTGTTTGTTAGATTATAA